GCATTCTGTGGTATAGCTGACTCTTTTTTTCTCTAGGCAGCTTTTTAAAAACTACTGCTCTGTCTCTATCTTCTGAAAAAACTCTTATTTTGATAATATCGCCTGCTTTGTAAGAGTCATTAAGATTTGTCACAGTAACAAGTAAATTTTGATGAAAATTATTAAATGCTGTTCTTTGATTATTTTTTATTGCTATAGAAGAAGAAAGATATGTAATTGTCTCGTCTGAAGATGACCAAACTTCGTCAAATGTAATACTGCCAGAAGAAAGAATATGTGATCTTAAAGTTGTTTCAAAGCTACTAATTGCAAAAGATGAAGAGTAGACACCTGTGAGTCTATTTTCGCCTCTCTCGGCCTGTGAAACGTTAAATGTCTTTTTAAAACTTCCTGATTCTATTTTTAAAATCATAGCATCTTGGCCTGTAAGTTCTGTTGCTGCCAATCCTGATACTATATTTGTTGCTATACCTTGCTGAAAGTTATTTAAGTAAAGAGATGACGTCAAGTCAAATGTAAAATCTTCGTGGCTGTCATGTAAACTATCATCATACTTAATTATTAATTTTGGTCTTATCGCAGTGTTTGAAGAGTCTCTTGACGCAAATCTCTTGACAAAATAACTTCTTTCATTTTTCTCAAAGCTTCCAGAAAGTGCAATCAAAAAACCTTTATCGGGTATTTGACCAGATATTGTTCCTGAGACTATTGTTGTAACATCAATCAAAAGATCTTCTTCGCCAGTAACAAATCTTTGAGTAGCGCTCAAAGATTGAGAACTAGTACCAGAAGGACCTGATAAAGATCCGCTAACTATTACATCTATCAGCGTGTCCCCTAATGAGCCTGATGCCATTGCACCTTCTGTATTCCAAAGGACAGGTAATCCTGATACAAACGATGCTGTTACATAGTTGACTGCGCCAATGTCTCTAAAGCCATTTATGTCATAACCCGATCCTTCATCAAAACTCTGCGACAATGGAAAAAGTATTACATCAAAATTCTCAGGAGTAGCTTGGCCACCGTACACATCATGAAGAGATACAAGGCATTTAAATGTACTGTCATTTATATCTATTTTGCCAGCTGATTGCATTGTAGAAATTTCGGCTAGATCAAACTGCAACAAAAGTCTAGTTAACTCTATTTGACCTGTACTTCCAGAGAGTGTATTTTCATTATACAGCTTAAACAAGTCTAGCGTTCCTGCTTGACCGACATTTGCGTCTGTTGCTCTAAAAGTTTTGTTTATAATTTTGTTTGTTATGTATGTATCTTTTGAAGCAGATAATATTCTGTACATTACGAGATCCTTCCTATCATATCAAAATTAGGATATTTCATTTCAAATATCCCACCTCTTGGTGGGAATAAGTAGCCTCTATCAATATTTCTTTGAGGATCATAAAAATAATTAGAATATGACCTATCTGCTTCTACACCTGTCTTGCTAACAAATGAAATGTTCATTATAGCATCAACATCAGCAGTATTCATTATTAAATTTTCTATTTCGCCTATTTTTATTGGTTGGTCTATTTGATAATTTTCAATTTTTAAATAATTTGATAATTTTGAATTAATTGCAGCTATCACAATACCTGGTCTTGCTTCAGTATTTATTGTTACTGTATAATTTAGTCCTAAATTAACAATGGACGCGTCTAATATATCAATAGCATCTGACACTAGTCTGAACTGACTTAGATAAGCTGAAAGACTATTCTTAAGTGAGTCAGGAGAAATCATTAATTTGTTAGAACGATCTCTTGACATTACATAAAGTTGTGCAGCTTGAGGATTGTTAAGATTATCTCTAACAGAAGTTCTAAAAATTCTTCCAAATTTTGAAGGCATTGAGTATACTCTTGCAATCAAATCTTCTCTTGTAACAATTCTATTTTGAGAATTTCGATTCAGTAGTGCAATTTGTCTAAGTGTTTCTAAGCTCGGCTCATCTTCGCCGCCTAGACATGGCTTAGGATTAACAACTTTCGTCGTTGCTCTTATTGAAGAAGCAACTGATGTTGGTGTTGATGTACCGAAGTCGGTAATTAGTGTCTTTACTGATCTAATCTGTCTTGCATTTACATTATGGCTTAGACCGCCACCAGATCTGTAAGTGACTGTTAATGTTGTGTTTCTCGGGCTTATTCCTAAAGTTTGTGTTCCTAAGAATGAGTTAGGATCAATTGTTACTTTGTTTAATGTCTTCCTGTCACCAAAGAGTTTTATAGCATGCTCAGAAGGATCTGGTATCACATCTTCATCAAATACAAGCTCATTTCCTGATCCGAATTGAATAGTTACTTTTCCTGTAATGCTGCTTCTTCTCATAATGAATCTTTTCGGAGCATGAATTAATTGAATTCTTTCAGGAGCATATTCTTTATCTGCTCTGCTATTAACAGACCTTTTAAAAACTGTGCTTTGAGTCAAAGACTGTACTTCATAATAATCATCTCCGTCTGTATCGACGACTCTTACTACTTCATTTATTCCAGCGGCTGACAGCGTAATAGATCTAAAAGCTTTAAAAGTGCTAGGAATACTAAAGCTTTGACTTGATGATTTTGAACTTGAAACAACACCTTCTTTTACTAATAGAAAGTTTATAGGGGTACCTCCAGATATTTTATTAATTGAATATTTTGCAATCAAGTTACCTGCTGTGTCTGTCTCTGAAAAATCAATATCTTCTAAAAGATAAAAGTCTATGCCGGCAAGTGAGCCGAAAATAGACTCACTTTTAATTTTCGGTAAGTAGTCAAGATTAGGTGTATACTCACCACCCGATAGCTTAGCAGGTACTATAATAGAAACATTTATGTAACCCGTAGAAGGAGAAGCTCCTGATATTTCTACGCCTGCTTCTCTTATTTTTCTTTCCAAGTTTTGTTGTTCTACAGCGGTCTCTAGAGAACTTTCATTAAATTGATGGTCTAGATAATAAGAATTTACGTCGCCAACATATGCTGCTAAATCAATAAGTAACCCTGCTAATGATGCATCACTAGTATCTTTGACTAAATCGCCGAAGTGAGCTGACGTAAATCTTTTAAGATCGTTTCTTAGACTTTCAAAATCTTTATTTGTGTAAGAAACATCTTTTTTTGTATTAATTTCTTTCTTAATATTCTTTGCCACTCTAGCCTCCCGGGTTTAATTCTACAGCAATGCTTAAGTTTGTAATGCGAGCAACAGGAATACTAAAATCGACTTTCAAACTAACTACTGCTAGGCCTTGTTTATTTAAATCGAATTTTTTATTTTTATCAATTTGTTGAATTGAAATATCATCTATTTCTATTGAAGGAATGTACGTTGAAACACTTTCTGTGATTCTTTTTGATACTTCTTGTGTGAAATCATCTCTATTTTGATATTCAAAAACAAGTTCTAGAAGATTTGAACCAAAATTAAAAAGGCCTAGTCTTTCGCCCCTGTTAGTCAATAGTAAGTTTCTTAAATTGTCTTTTATTTGTTCAATAAAATCAGAATGCATATCAAATATTTGATCGCCCTTGAAAGTTGTCAAAGGTGTCTTAATACCAACTGTCTGGTTTGTAACAGACAGTTCTTTGTCTTTGTTGTTAACTCTGGCATCAACTTTTGTACCAGAGCTTTTAAAACTAAATGATGACAAACTTTACCTCCAGTAGTAACTATGCTTTATAAAAATTTATTATTGAACTAATCCTAATTCTATTGCAACAATACGTGTAACCACACCGTCACCTATTATATGACCAACAATTGCAACAATAAATGCGCCTACTACTTTTGTTATATAGGTTATTAACTCTGCAACAAACAGTATACCTGCCAGTAGCGGTGCGAGAATAATAATAATTATTTCAATTATTTTTATAAAAATATACTCCACAATGTAGGCCAAAAATGCCAGGATGCCCTCAATTATTTTAGCGAGTAATGCAGCAAGGTCTGTTAATAACTCTATTACAATGCCTATGAGTTCGATTAGCGTAAAATGTATTGCCCAGTTTACTTGAGGGAAATCAAAATTTGGCATTAAGAAAAGCTCAATCGGGAAAAGGTCGACTGAGAAATCAAAAGAAAACGATGGAGGAAACTCGGGTAACACAAACTCAGGCAATTCAAATCTACAAATTGTAGATGCAGCTTCTTCTGCTTTTTTGATATCTATACTTGAATCTATTTTGTTAAGCGCTTCCGCAAATTCTTTATTATTTTCACAGCCTGCAAGCCCGACAATATCTAATTCTAACATTTCAGGTAAGTTATCCATAAACCATTCGTATGGGTTTGTGATCCCTAATTCAACCAAAAAATCAATAAATGGATCGATATCAAGCACAAAAGTAGGATCAAAAATAGGTGCTAAGGTCTCCCTGGGGGTAATGCTTTGTCTATTGCCATAATTGTTTTAGCATAAGCAGATGCAAATATGCCTAAGCTATCTACGCTATCAATTGTTTGCGACTGAACTGGACCTAGAGCAGGAACAGGTAATGGTAGCGGAAAAGGCATACCAAACAGGCTCGCGCCGCCATTATCTAGTGTGTCTTTTGTTGCGCCCTTAAAGCTCTTTGAAATTGCCTCTTCGTCATCCCCTAAAAATTCAAGCGTTCCCATATAATCCTCAGTATAACTTAACTTTAGTTGCGTAAACAGGAATGCCTGCTGGCGCGAGAACATCACTTGCTGCTAGAAGGCCTCCTGCTGTTGTCATAATCTGTTCTGACATGCCTACAAATCCAGTATCTGCATTTGGGATAACATAAGTTGCGGGTATCGCGCCAACCGGAACAAACATAGCGTCTTCATCAGATGCTGTCGGCGCGCCTATCTTTACTATACCTGCTTCGCCCGGAACTATTCTAATGTCGCCGCCAGACTCTAGCACAATTTTTGCGCCTCCGTCTCTATTTGCATGTATAATTACATCGCCGAGCGGCGTAAATTGAATACCACTGCTCCCTACGATATTTTGTATTTTAACTGTTTCTGTCCCAACTATTCGTGTATTTGCACCAAGTGCAACCATTGCGCCGTAGTTTCCTAGACCTAATACATCTTGAGGTGATGAGGAGTTTTCACCTTCAAGACTCGGTATAAATAACAGATCATCAATTGTACTTGCATTTGTCATATATATTCGTGCGATACAGTTGTATATGTCTGAGTCTATAAATTCTTGTGTAAAAATAGCTTCGTCAGTATCTATTCCATCTGTACCTGGAGTCAAAGATTCTCTTGCTTTTTCTAATTCAAAGTATGATATTCCTGTATTTTCTGTTCTACCCCCAAGTGCTGAAGAAAGTCCTGACCCAAGACCTGCATGGGCTTCATTTATTAATGTTTCTACAGTTTTTGCTTCTTTGTCTGCTACTATCATGTCTTTTAAATCAAAAAGCTCGCGTGCCTTTCTTAAAATACAGATGTCTATTGCAGGAGAAAGAGGTTTTCTATTTTGTTCGCCTAAGTCAGTTTCTGATGTGTAGGGCGTCATTTCGGTCGGATTAACTGACGAAGCTTCTTCAAACTTTTCTTTGCCTAATAGTATGTGAGCATTATTAGAACCTTGAATTAGTAGATCACTACAATCTTTTGCAATTCTCGGTACCGTTTCTCCTGTAAACTCTTCTCTGTATGCTATTGAGGTATTTGCTATATTGTGAAAAAAGTTTTGAGGTGCCGCTGATTGGCCCTTTGTTGAATCAAAATTATAAAACTGGCTTCTATCTTCAGTTCTTTTATTGTTTGATGTTATATCATTAGTTCTAGGTAAGTGAGTAAAGTTAACATCGTCAACTTGTCTTGCACCTGATATCCTGCAAACCCAATAATACTCATTTGCATTTGTCTTATAGATCCAGACATATTCTCCCGGCTTTATGGGTAAAGAAAAATGTTGTGGAAAAAATGGAAAGCAAAGAATGGAAAGACCTTCTTTTGCAGTAGAAAATTGTGATGTCAGTCTTACAGCCACAGTATTCTGGACTACAAAAGGTACTTGTGCACTATTAGAAAATGATTTCTCTTTGTTATCAGGCGTTACTGCACCCGTTTCTAAATCAAAGATTGTGTAATCTTGTTCAGCATCGTCAATTTTTACTTTTCTAGAAAAATAATCAAGTGGGTTAGATATGACTTCTGTTACAATCCCTTTTAAAAAAGCATCATGT